ATTATATTTTTTTGCTAAATACGCAAGAGAAATTCCTGCAAATCCAAATCTGGGCTGTACATATACTAGTGTATCTGTTGGTGCCTTTTGTACTAATATATCTCCAAATCTACATTTAGATCCAAAACCCATCATATCATCTCTCACTACATTAAATCCCTCATGATTCACAATAATTGGATCATCTAATGGATCTTGCCAATCTCCTGCTAAATCTAACCATGCTTGTCTATTTGGCATCATAAGATTTAAATCTTGATTCATCGTGCTTGTCGTGTGTTTATTGTGAGCCATATTTAAAAGTTTGTTTTTGAATTATTATCTTTATATTTGTTATGATAATCTGTAATTTTTTCTACGGCTTCTTCTGCGGTATCGACAACTCTAAATAAATCAAAGTCTTCTTGACTAATTGCACCGTTAGTCCATAACGTATCTTGCATCCAATCAATAAGTCCGCTCCAGTATTTTTTACCTACAAGAACTATTGGATATTTTACATTATGTCCACATTGTGCAAGGGTGATGGCCTCAAATAGCTCATCGAGAGTGCCGACGCCACCTGGGAATATCACAAACCCCTGTGAGTATTTTAGGAACATTACTTTACGAGTAAAGAAATATCTATTCTCTACTCCAAGATCTACATATTCATTCATACTGGCCTCGAACGGTAATTCAATACCGACACCGATACTTTTTCCACCTGCATTATGAGCACCTTTGTTAGCAGCCTCCATAATACCAGGACCTCCACCAGTAATAACACCAAATCCAGCTTCTACTAAGAGTTTACCTAGTTTTTCTGCTTCTTTATAAATTTTATTAGTACTCAAGGTTCTTGCACTACCAAATACAGAAATACAAGGTCCTTTTAATTCATTAAATGTATCAAAACCCTTTGTGAATTCTCCTTGGATCCTTAGGATCTGCCATGCGTCTTCTGCCTTATTTTTCATCTTCATTATTTTACTCGTTTGGATATTCTCTACCCCATAAATATTTTGTCGTATTAGCATTAACTAAAATTTCTTTAGTAGGATGTTTAGCTAAATTAAAATCTCCGTCAAATATCCATGTATATGGAATTCTTTTTGTTGGTGATTTTATTCCATGACTAATTGCAATATGCTTATAGAAGAAACATGTTTTATCTTCTACGTTTAAATACTTTTGACTTTCCATTGGATTATTTGGATGATTTACTAATAAATCCATTTGTCTAATCCATTCTTCGGCATGTTTGTTTTCTGCGACAAACTGACCATTATCATCTATTGAATATTTTACTTTACCATTTAAGTTAACTCCTCCAAATATTTGTTGCATACCATCAAAGTGTCCAGTTCCACCAAATAAAATAGATTCGGGATCAACAAGATCGGGCCTACTCATTGCAACATATCTTGCTGTGTTTTTACATGGATATAAGGGTGATCTAAATCCTTGATGTTCTTTAAAATAAGCTTCTAATAGTTTAGCAAACTCCATCATTGTATAAGGTCTTTCGAGATCTTTAAGAATATGCACCATATCTTTAGCCGCTTTCTTAGGTCCTTCAATTAACCAATCTTTAACTTTTGTACCTTTGGGATAATAGATTTGAAATAAATCATTTCTAGCATGTCTATTTTCTACAAAATGTTCTCTAGTTTTTTCTTCTCCTTCTTTTATTAATCTTGTTATAGTTCCCCAATGTTCGTTAGAAAATGAGAAGACTATTGTATAATAAAGTAATTTTTCTAGATCAGTTTCATGTTGCATCATATAACAATATGGATGTTCATGCCAGTGTAATCTATGAGAAAATATTTGATAATCTTCTAAAAGTAATTGATCTTCTCTTTTATCAAACGCAGTACAAAATTCAAAGAACTTAGCCAATCTTTCTTCTTCAGTCCAATCTTTCATCCAACTCTCAGCTGGTTTTTTCTTTTTAAATTTAATATCCGTGTTTGTTCCACTATATGTTATGTTTTCATGATCGTAATGTGGATCATCGTCAAATGTAAATAGTACACTCATATTTTTGTTTTCTTTTTTTCTTTCTTTAATATCAGTTTCCATAATCTTCATTCATTTTTTTATACTCTTCAACTGATACTCCTGCGCTTTGTAAAACTTTGTCATCAGATGGAAATTGAGTCATATCATTAAATGTTTTTACTAAACCTAGATCTAACATAGCCTTTTGTCTACCGTATGGATGATCTTTAATAGAGGATGAATTCCACAAAGTGTCCATATTTATATGTGCATAATCAGGTCCTGGTTTTAAATAGTTTTCTATCCATCTAATAAAGTCACATGCTACATCTTCTGCATTATATGGAAGTGATCCTGTATCTTCATAAATCTTTGTCATTACTGCATCTAAAAACTCTTCAGACTTCTTACCCTTCTTTTCTACAGGATCTGCAAGATAACCAATACATTCTACTGCGTTAGTGCCATAATAGAACATCGATTCTCTATTCATAAATTCTGGATACCAGTCACATACATCTGCAATAACTGCAGCATACTGGAATCTATAAGCTCTTAAGCCATTGTCGGCATTCCACTTAAACATCCATTCACCTAATTCTCTTAAATCTTTTTTACCATCTGTTCTTAAGAAGTTTGCCATATCTCTGGCCATTCTTGGTGCAAATTCACATAAGAAATAATCTCCGCCTCTTTTATACACATATTCTGGTTCAGTAAAATTAGACATGCCTACGAATGAATCTTCGTTAACATTTGGCTTAGGTGGTTTTGGAAAAGCCGGAAATTGATATCCTACTGAAGTATAAAATGGTGTTGGATGATATTTTACCTTTTCACACATATCTTCAATAGTATCACAGTCATATAAATCAAATAAGATTGTATTGTGATATCCCGATGGTTTAGTTGCGTAATTAATTGCAGAGCCACATACTCTATGTAAAATAAAAATATAAAGCCATTCTTCTAATCCAAAAACATCCTGTCGACTAGTCCAATTTTTTGCAACCTCTTCTCTTTGAGGGTAAATTTTACCTGCTTGCATGTGCTCCCAGTATGGATGTTTATCTGTCCATCCATAAAAGCAATCATTTACGATTTGACTAAAACCTGCATATTTTCTTTCTACAACATCATATAATTCAATGTGTTCCATTAATGGGTCATTCATGCCGCTTTCAACATGAGGAACCATTCCTAAATTAGAAAGTTCTTGTTGCTTTAAAGCTAAGTTATAATATCTGATGAATTCATCATAATATTTTGTGGTTTTAATCTGCATTTTCTTCTAATATTTCCCATTTAAGAGGATCTCTATTTCTTTGGTATTGTTCCATGGACCACTCAAGATTTTCTGTTTCTAATTCTAAAACGTACGATGCATCTGCTGCGTGATATGGTGTGATTTTAATTTTATATTTTTTCATATATTAAAATAAGGATAGTGTTTGTTTAATTAAATTTTTATTTGGTTGATTTGTTTCCATATTCCATCTGTAATACTCTCTAGAAATATGAACAGATTTAGGCTTTTCCATAACATCGAATGTTAATTCTTCTTTTGCATTAAAATAAACTTCCGGGTGTTTATAAACTTTCCAGTTATTTCTTTTAGCCATATCATCAATACCTAAATTGATTTGATTCACAAGAGCATTGCGTTCTGACCATGTTCCAGCAAATGGCGTTCCTTTATAATAGCCTGTTTTTGGTAATGGTCTACTTTCGTTTTCAATAGGTAACACATTTACTATTTCAATATCACTAATACCTAAACCTATAAGTTCTTCTTCATATCTTTTTAGTAATGTTTTTACAGAATCAGATGGATTAGATTGTCTCATCAAATGATGTCTCACATCAATATTACCCATATAAACTGTTAAGCTTTTAATCCAAGGATATACATAACTTTGTAAACCTCTTTTTAGTGCACCGTGCATTGTTAGTCCATCATGTCGCTGACACATATAACCAGCTTGATACATTCCAAAAGAGTGACTATCGCCAAAACATAGTTTTTCTGTTTTATCTACATGATCTACTCTTTGTATATTCGTACACAATTCTGTTGCTTCTTCAATTCTAGTTTCAAGTGTTTTAAATAAATCAGTTCCTGCTTTAAGCCTAGTTTGAATCAGATTACCAATATCTGGCATATCATGGTGTAGGGAATATTTTTTAACGGGGGAAAATAACCTCATGAGTTGATGATATAAATCATCGTTAGAGCCTCCAAAAATATTAAACGTGCCTTTAAATTCCATACCGTGATCAATGAGAATTGCATCATAGTCGTTCCAATCGGTTTGATTAGATGTGATTACTTCGGCATTAGAATACCCTGCATTTTGTAATTGATTACATAGCATATGAGCCCATGCGCCTTTATGTGATGAGATTTTAGGGCTAATCTTACCAACTAGTGCACATATACCTACCCTAATCGATTTGTCGGTTTCCTTTTCTGTAAAAAATGTTAGTTCTGTCATAATTTATTTTATTGGATCTTCATTGTCTTTATAACCGTGCTTTTCAACATAGTTATCTAGTGCACCTAAATATGCAACTGCATCTAATAGATTGTCTTGTTTATAGTTATAAGAGTGTCGACTTAGTTTAAGTGCCACGAGTGCAGCATACATATCTGAGCCGTTTAGTTCTTTACCTGTCATGCCATTGAAAATCATAGCTGCTCTTCGCATACCTTCTTCGAATGGTCCATATTGACGTGATTTTTCTTCTGAGCGATTGTTTACTATTTCGTTAGCTTCAGATAGGATATTTGTTTTCTTTTTAGACATATAAAACGTTTAATAGTTATACACACAAACTTAAATTTGTTTAATTATATATTCGGTTTAATTCTGGTGCAACATAGAGATACACCCATGATTGATGATTACTTAATCATATATTACTGTGATCAGATTCATTGCTGTGTTACAGATCACTGGTGAACTTGTATTAATATAGTTTATTTTCGGCTTGTCGTTTTATAAACCATTCTAACTTGGTAGTGAAATATTTTATTTGTTCTACATCAAGACTATCAACTGCAATTGACAATTGGGCTTGATAATATTCGATCTTTGGCGTGTAGCCATTAGGATATCTGGATGCTCTTACTGATCCATGTCTCGTTTTGTTAAGAAATAACTGGTGTTCATGGTGTGGATTACTCATGTTTTAATTGTTTTATGAGGTATTAACCTCGATTAGTATACTACTAATATACCAAAAAAAAGCCAAACAAAAAAATGTTTGGCTAATTATTTTAATAAGTTACGAACAATTATTTACGTTTCTTAACTATGTCAAAAGAAAATGCTTCAAATGTTTTTAAATATTTCATCTTTCTCTTTTTCTTTTTCTTATATTCTTCTTCTGCATCACCTTGCCCTGCAGGTACATCACCTGAACCTAAAGTTCCATTTCCAGGTAATACGATTGGTCCCATTCCAGAAACATTAGCTATTCCAATGTTTTCTTCTACATATTGTGGAAGTCCATCGTGCTTTGTACTTGCAAAATCTTTAAGTTGTTTAAGCGTCATTGAATCTGCTAATTCTTGTACTTCGGCGCTAGCATCTTTAGGATCTAGTTCACCTTTTTTTAAAGCGTAAGCCATTCCCATTAATTTTTGTTGTGCAACTGAAGTACTAGGCATGATTAATATTTTGGAGTTTCAATGATCTTTAACTTAATAAGCTCATCGATAAATTCTCTCTTTTTTATTTTATCAATTCTACTAATAATAGTTTTATCTCCTTCTACAAAATCAGAACCATCAAAGTAATATGAGTTACCATTATTGGCTGCTATTGTTATAACGTTACCCATCATAAAGTCAGAAGGGCATCTTCTAGCGCCTGATAAACTTTTTACAACGTCTTTTCCCCATGCAGATAAACCATCTTGCTCATGTACTGATCCGTTAGATCTAATTGGATTTCCCGGTAATGCCTGTACAGCGTCACCTTCTGGTGTTCCTTCAACTGCATAAAAGTATGCAAGAATAGCGTTAGCTAATGCTTCGTCTCTGCCTTCTTTTAATCTTGCTTCGTTAAGAAATTGTTCAAATAATTTTAAGTGCTTCATAGTTAGTTTTTGATTTTATAGATTAGTATATGTCAAGACTTTCATCATCTTCTAGAAGACTAGCTAATTTTACAACATCTTTGGCTCTACATAATGTAGCAGAATATCTATAGTCATCGTCATGCCATCCCAATAACATACCCTTCCACTTATATATCGAAACGTCGGCATCACCATGTGGGTCTTCATCACCAAAACCGCCTAGTGAAAAAGATTTAACCAATCTACCTTTTTCCTCTACTGTTTCAGGGAAGTATTCACCTAACCAAACTAGATCGTCTAGATATGACACACCGAATGCGTCTAACACTGGCTCCCATTTAGAGTCTGCTTCATCACCACCTAGGCCGTCGTCTCCACTATCTGATAAAGGCGTAAAATCACTAACCTTATATTTTTTAGCTTTATTTTTATTAGGTTTGCTCCACTGGCCTCCGTAAATTGACCATCCCCCTTTTCCATCTTCATAACTATTTAATATCGTGGAGCTTTTCTCCGTATCTAATGGAAAACCATGCTCCTTTTGATGAGTTTCTTCTGCTTTCTTCACGTTTTCTTTATCCCATATATTAATAGACGTATATTCATAGCCTTTGAAACCGGTTTTGATTCTAAGTAAATAGCCATTAAACTCAGTTTCTAATCCTTTAAGAACTCCGGATTTCTTCATTTGGTCATAAGCTTTTTCAACTCCGATACCTGTATTGAGAAGTTCTTCAAACCCGTCTATTATTGGGCCGTTCCAGCCTTCGTTTAGCTTCTGTGAAGCTACAAATGCTTCGAATAATTTTACATGTTTCAAAGTTGTTTTTGTAATTTTAGATTCGTTAAAACGACCTCCGTCCCAGTCCCATTTCCTGCCTTTACCGTCTGCACCGTTACCTAAGTAACCATACATGCCTTTTGTAAAGCCGTCAAAGAAGATAGCTGCTCCATCGCTCATAATGTCATCAGAACAATATTCTCTAGCTTCATCTTCGTCGTATGCCTCTACATAAGCACTACCTTCTTCAAAAGAAAATAAGATTCCTTTTTTAAATTCTAGTTTATCTCCATGGAACCATGCGTCATCTTCTAGATCTTCCCTTGGTTCATCGAACATGTCGAAATCTGGAAATTCTGAAATACCATAAGCTAACGCTTCTTTTTCTGTTTTAAAGAAATTACACTGAGTGTAATCACCTGCTTTTTCTACTACGTAAAATATTTTTGCCATTTTAATTGTTTTTTATTTTAATTGTTTTTATTATATATCTTTAAAATCTTGTTTGTTTTATTTTTATGATTACAAGAAAGGACTAATACCCATATCGGTATGCATAATCGAAATCTTCTATCCTTTGTATTTCAATCTTAAGTTCGTGTGCATGTTTCAAGATATCCTCATCATACCATGTTGGTGCATCTCCATATTTATCTTTTGATTTTTTTTGACCG